GTGTGCCGAGCCATCAACGCGCAGACATTATCAAGCGCTTCCAAACCGAAGACGACCCACGTATCTTGTTGCTTATTCCGCAGGCAACGGCACACGGGATTACCCTGACCCGCGCAGACCAAGTTGTCTGGTGGGGTCCAGTAGCGTCTACGGAGATATACCTACAAGCAAATTCACGCGCCCACCGTGCAGGCCAGACAAACAAGGTTACAGTCACCCACCTGCAAGGGAGCCCTGTTGAACGCCGCATGTATGCCATGTTGCAAAACAAAGTGGACGCGCACCTAGACCTCGTCGAACTATATAAACAAGAAATAGATTGACATGGTAATTTGACAGTGTATAATTTAATCCCCAACCAACGCAAATCAAAAGGAAATCAAAATGGACGCCAATGAACTGGTAAAGGTATACATCAAAATTCGTGATGCCAAAGCGGCTAAGTCCGCTGAGATGGAAGCAGAACTCAAAGTACTGCAAGATCAAATGGATATGGTGGAGCAAGAGCTCCTCGAAATCTGCAAGACCACTGGACAAGACGGTGGCAAAACACAATTCGGTTCGTTCACACGTTCCGTCAAGACGCGCTACTGGCCTTCCGATTGGGATGCTATGTATCGCTTCATCAAAGAGCACGATGCACCAGAGCTTCTGGAACGTCGCGTCAGTCAGACTAACTTCAAGGAATTCTTGCAAGCTAACCCTGACAAGCTGCCCGAAAGCATGAACGTCGAGTCTAAGTATTCGATCACCGTGCGTCGTGCAAAGTAAATCTACCTTCAAAGGAAATCAAATGAGCAATATCTCTCTCTTCAAATCTGGTTCAGTTATCCCCGACTACTTGCGTGAAGGTTCTGACGCAACAACTAAAGAAATCGCAGGCTCGTCCGGCGGTAAGTCGATCTCGATCAAAGGCGGCGTATGGCGCATGATCGTAGGCGGCGAAGAAGTTGCAAAGAACGAAGACCGCGCAATGAACTTGGTCATCGTGGCCAGTGGCAAGGGTGTGACTCGTACCTTCTACGCAGAGAAGTATGAAGAAGGCAAAGACATCAAGCCTGCTTGCTGGTCAGCCGAGGGCGTGGTACCCAACGAAGAAGTGCCAAACCCACAAAGCAAATCATGCAACACATGCCCACAAAACATCGAAGGCTCTGGTGATGGTAAGGCTCGTGCTTGCCGCTTCAGCAAGCGTTTGGCTGTGGCATTGGAGAACGATATCAGCGGCAACATCTATCGCTTGTCTGTACCTGCCAAGTCCTACTTCGGCAAGGCTGACGGTGAGAAGATGCCATTGCAAGCCTTCGGCAAGTTCTTGGCTGGCCACGGTATCCCAATCACAGGCATCGTGACCGAAGCCCGTTTCGACACAGCCGAAGCTGTGCCAGTTCTGAAGTTCCGTGCTGTGCGCCCCTTGACCCAAGACGAATGGTCACAAGGTAAGTTGCAAAGCCAAACTGAAGAAGCCAAACAAGCCATCGACTTCAAGATGGTTCCTTCTAAGAACGAGTCTCAGATCGCGTTGCCAGCGGCATTCAAAGAGGCATCGGTTGCAATGGAAGCTCCTGCGGCGGAAGTCAGCGAGCCAACAAAGCGCCCCTCTAAGAAGGCTGAGTCTGCACCTGCCCCAACGAAAGACGTGGCATCCGTGTTGGCTGACTGGGGCAAAGACGAGTAATGAGTTCAACCTCAAGAGGGTATTCCACCCTCTTTATTCGCAAGGTGGGGGAGGCTGACCAAGGCGACTTGGTCATCCAGTTTGCCAACGCGTGTATCGACAGGGAACTTCCCATTGCCGAGATCGCGCTACGGATGGAGGTCACTCGGGCCACCATCTACAACTGGTTTACTGGTAAGTCTTCCCCCCGCGCTCACCAACAAGAAAAAATCCGCAAGACTTTGGCGCGCTGGCAACGCCGCGCCTGAGTCTGCTAACCCCGTGAGACTCCGTGAACTACTTCCTAAACTCCGTTCTGTCAACGCAAGGTCTCTATTGCGTTGTGGGGATTAAGGCAGGCTACGTACGCGCCGCGTTCTTTGACACCATCGAAGAAATTGAAACCAATGCCACCATGCTTGATGCTGGAGGGGTCGATACCTACTTCGCACTGGCTAGTTTTGCCACCCGTGCTGACGGACGCAAGGCAACGAACGCAACGTACCTACGCTCTTTTTTCCTCGACCTCGACTGCGGCACAGGTAAGCCCTATCGAGACCAAGCACATGCCGCTCAAGAGTTGGCTGTGTTCGTACAAAACACCGGACTGCCAAGCCCTATGGTGGTCAACTCAGGTGGCGGTATCCATGTGTACTGGCCCCTGACCGAAGACATTGCTGCATCCGAATGGGTGAAGTACGCTAAATTATTGAAGACACTTTGCCGCGAGCAGAACCTACACGCAGATGCTTCGGTAACTGCGGACTCGGCTCGTATCCTGCGCATACCCGGCACAAGCAACTACAAGACAGGGACAGCCCGTGGTGTGCAAATCATTGCTCAAGGTGCACCAAGCACACTTGAAGAGATCACATCTAAGTTACCTGCGCCACCCGTAGACCTGAGCGCCGCTAAAGCGTTTGGTATGGATGACGCATCCCGTGAGTTGGCAGGTGGGGACTACCCCGTGTGCAACTTTGACAAGCTACTCACGTTGTCCTTGAAGGGCGAGAAGGGCTGTGCCCAGATCAAGAAGGCGCACGAAGAAGCGGCGACATTGGAAGAACCATTGTGGCGGGCTGTGTTGTCTATTGCTAACCGTTGCGAAGACCGTGAAACTGCAATCCACAGCATTTCACAAGCCCACCCTGAGTACACGGCCCACGCGACTGAAGCAAAAGCTTCGGAGACCAAAGGCCCATACACCTGTGAGTGGTACCGCGACAACAACCCATCCGCTTGCGTAGGGTGCGCACACCGCATTACAAGCCCGATCATCTTGGGCAAGATCATTGTCATGGCTACGTCTAACGTGGTTGAAGTGGCATCTGCTCCGGCCAATGTGGGCTATACCGTTGTTGAGGAAGACCTTGACGGCGATGCAGGCGGCCCTCGCATCTTGGTTGAGATTCCACCAATGCCGACTGGCTACCAACGCGGTGCCAAGGGCGGTATCTACCACGTCGTCAAAGACCCAGAAGGCGCCGAAACGCAAATTCTTTTGTACGACCGTGACCTCTACATCACAGAACGCTTCTTCGATTCGGACGAGCACGGCGATGGTGACGGTGAGATGGTCTGTATGCGCCTGCACATGGAGCATGACGGTGTGCGTCAGTTCTACGCCCCTGTTACTGAACTCTTTACAAAAGACAAACTACGGGACGCTCTCATCAAGAACGGAGTTGTTGCTTACGGAAAAACACTGGACGGACTCATGGCTTACTTCGCATCATCAATCAGACAACTGCAATCTAAATATGCAGCTAACAAGACTCGCAGTCAGATGGGCTGGACCCCTGACATGGCTGGCTTCGTGGTTGGAGAACTCGAATACACACCGAGTGGTACCAAGCTGGCTCCCCCTGCAAGTGGTACGCGACAACTGGCCCCTGCGTTCACACCGCGCGGCACACTCGAAGAGTGGAAGACAATGGCTGACTTCTACAACAGCCCCGGCCTCGAAGCACATGCACTGGGCTTGATGTTTGGGTTTGGCGCTCCGTTGCTCAAGTTCATCGGCGGCACTGCGGTCAAGGGCGCTATCGTTCACTTGAAGTCGAACGCATCTGGTTCGGGTAAGACAACTGTGCAGATGTTGATTAACTCAATCTTCGGCAACCCTACCGAACTGCTGATGACCAAGGATGACACGTACGCTTCCAAGATGCACCGCATCGGCATGATGAACAGCATTTGCTACACCGTTGACGAGATTACGAACACGGAAGACAAAGAGCTTTCAGACCTTGCGTATGGCATGACTACTGGCCGTGCCCGTCACCGCATGGAAGCCAACAGCAACAAGATGCGGGCTAACAACACAACGTCCTGCACGATCACGGTCACTTCGTCTAACGCCTCAATGGTGGACAAGCTGGCACAACTGAAAGCTACGGCTGACGGCGAACTGCGCCGCGTGTTGGAAGTCGAAGTCCCCAAGATCAGCACCTTGCCCAAGCAAGAAGTGGATGCCCTGTTTACCAAGATGGGTGAGAACTACGGCGTAGCTGGCCCTGTGTTCATTCAGTACGTGATTGCCAACCGTGAGTCCGTGCTTGATATGCTGACGACCATGCAGGCTCGTATCGACCAAGAGTTGAAGCTCGACCAAGCTGACCGTTTCTATTCTTGCATCTTGACCTGTGCCTTCGTTGGTGCCGCTATTGCCAAGAAGTGTGGCCTGTGGGATATCGACATTCCTCGCATCTACCACTACGCATTAGGTTTGGTGGATGACAACAAGCTGGCACAGATCTCAAGCGTGGGCGACTCATTGACCGTGGCACAGGAAACCCTGTCTGCATACATCAACGAGAACGTCAACAACGCATTGGTCATCAACAGCAACGTGCGCGGAGCAATCCCGCAGGCACCGATCGTTACGCCTCGTGGGGCGTTGCGTATGCGCTATGAGCCAGACACCAAGACGCTGTTCATTACCTCGGCTGAGTTCCGTGCGTTCTTTACCAACAGGCAAGTTGACGTGCGTGAAAGCCTGCGTCACTTGGCAGAGGTAGGTATCGTGCGCAACGAGGGCCGTGCAGAAGTCAAGCGTATCGGTGCTGGCGCAGTGGGCGGCATGGCTGGCCTCAACGTGCGATGCTATGTGTTTGATGGAAAGGCAATGGGTATAGATGCCACGTCATTCCAAAAAGAAGATAGCGCCGGAACCGCGCCGTGACAATCGGGTTGTGGTCATTCAAGATGTGGAGTACTTCATCGAATGGCCGCAACTTGACGTTGGGCACTCATTTTTCCTGCCTACCTTGGAGATGCCCAAGAAGGTAGAAAAGATCCTAGCTCCCTTTGCTGAGGAGTTAGGATACACATTTGAAGTACGCGTCCGTTGTGAGTACGGACGGTACGGGGTGCGTGTCTGGCGGGTTTATTGACTGCGGAGATCTTTCTTTGCTTCGCGTAGCCAGCTAACCATTTCAACTTCCAGCCTGCGAACCTCCTCCATACTGGCGGTGCGTTCGTCTTGCGTCATGTCCTCGGCGGCG